ATTAAAATCCTAGGAACAGGACAGCAATACTTAACAGCTATCATCTTAGATGCTAATGGCTTATATTGGTACTTCCCATACTTGCAGTTATCTGCTACAGGTGAGGGTTCAGGTACAGCTAGAGCTGATGGTTCTAAATATACAGTTACTTTGCTAGCTGAGAACCCTTACTTAGCTTACAACATTGATATGACTGCTGGAGCACTTGCTGCAATCGGAGTTCAATAAGCAATTCTACCTCTCTATATTAGAGCCCTGCCACATGGTGGGGCTTTTTTTATGAACATTTGACAAACCTAAATTAATATAGGTGTGATATACTTAGATCAAGGTGTTATTAATCAGTTTGTGTTGACTCTTAGTGAGGTAACTACGGTTAGTACACCACACTACTTATTTGTATTCACTAATGAAATGAATACCACTAGCACACCACAGCTCTTTACATCTGCTGATACAAGTGCATGGCCCGAAAGATACAACCTGTTTACTCTAGATGAGCCTACAGATATCTCACTCTTGAAAGGTCAGTACACATACCAGGTATATGAGAGCTCAACCCCATTCGTTCTGCCTCTTTCAATAGCACAGACTACAGGTGTAGTCATTGAAGAGGGTAGGCTTGTGGTCAGTGGTCCTGCAGGTACATCAATATATGACTAACTATGGCTTGGTACGAAAGACTATTTAACATTAAACCAAAAGGCCCCGAAATGGTAGAGGGCTATCAATCATTTAGCACCCCATTTTTACCTGTTGGTAGAGGCAACTTGACTTTGCCCTATGTCAATGGTAGATACGTTCAGGAGTCTTGGGTTAGATTTGGTGAGGGTAACCTTTACCCTGAAATGCTCAATCAAATGTACTACAGCTCGCCTTTACATGGTGCCATTGTAGACTTTAAGACCAATGCTGTAATTGGTGGAGGGTTTAACCTTACAACTGACAAGCTTACACCACAGGAGAAACTAGATATGTTTGCCTTTGAAAAGAAAGCAAATCTCAAGCACACTGTTAAGGCAGTTACTAAGCAGCTAATCATCCACAATAGAGTATATTTCAAGCTATATTTTGGTGAGAAAAAGAAATTAGTTAAGATTGAGAATGTATCACCTGAGAAAGTAAGGGTATCACCATGCAAAAAGTACTACTATTTATCGGATGATTGGAGTACCAGGATAGATACTGAAAGAATTAAGCCTTATCATATTACTTGTACGGATGAAGTACAGCTATATTGCTATGAGGTTAAGTCAGTAGGTCAAGATTATTACCCACTACCTACCTATACAAGTGCATTAAACTTTGCTTTTTTGAGTGGCGAGTTATCATATTTTGCTAAGAGCAACATCCAAAATAGTGTGTTCCCGTCATTCGCTATGATGTTCCCTAAAAGACCACAGTCTGAGGAGGAAAAACACATGATCAAGGAAACTATTGACAGGCTTAAAGGTGCAGCCAATGCCGGTAAGGCAGTTGCATTCTTTGCTAACTCAGCTGAGCAGTTACCTAAGATTGAAAGCTTACCTACTAATGGCAATGATAAGCTATTTCATGAGGCATCTGCATTGAACACTGAGCAGATTTGTTTCTCACATACCATTGACCCTATCTTAATGGGTATTCGTACCACAGGTAGCTTGGGTAATGGGTCAGATATCAAGCAAGCCTATGTGATATTTGAGAAAAACGTAGTGATGGAACTACGTCAACAGGTAGTCACTATCTTTCAGGAGATACTTACCATTGCTAAGATACCTGCTGAGTTCACCATCAATAACTTTCAAATCATTAATGAGACCATCGTTGAACTTGAGGGTGATAGCTCTAAGACTAATGATGCATTGAACACATTGAGTCCATTAGTAGCTACCAAAGTACTTGAGACCATGACCATCAATGAGATTAGAGCACTTGCTTCATTGCCTCCTGTAGAGGGTGGAGATGTTACACAAGCAGCTGCAACTGCAGCAGCACAAACACCTGCAATCTGATGTTATATTTTATCACTGAAACCTACCTTAAGACTAACACACCCATCACAGCTAATGTGGATGTGACTGATGTAACCCCATACATAGCAACTCAAAGTGCATTGAGAATTCAACCTATCTTAGGTACTACGTTCTACAATCACTTGCTAACAGCATACAACAATCAGACACTTACACCTGATGAGATTGACCTAGTTGAGTTTATTCAGCCGGTCATTGCATGGAGAAGTGCAGAGGATGCTGTATTTGGATTGACGTATCAGTTAAAAAACAAAGGACTTCAGACTCAAAACGGTGATTATTCTGCAAGCGTATCTAGGAATGAGGTAGCTTTTGGGATGGAACACTATGCACAGAAAGCTAGTTTCTTTGAGCAACGTCTAATTAGATGGCTATTAGCTAACAAAAACCTGTTCCCTATATTCATATCTACAGCTAATCAGGATACTGACCTCAGACCAATGTTTCAAAACTGCTCATGTATTACTCAATGGCAGGATACCTGCACAGGGTTATGTGGTAACTTCCTTGAGAATGGATACAATAACAGCATTTTAATCTTGTGAAGTCACAGCTATCCATACTATTAGCCACAATGCAGGCAAATTGGGTCAAGCTAACTGCTACCATTGCTGCATTCTTAATGCCTATCTCAGGGCTATTGTTTTTAGTAGGCTTTGTGATCTTACTTGATACTATCACAGGGGTATGGAAGAGCATGAAACGCAAGGTGCCAATCACAAGCAGGGGGTTATCTGCAATCATTAGCAAGATGTTACTTTATGAGGTAACCGTTATCATGTTCTACATGATTGATAAGTTCATCTTGAATGGTATCATCCTGCATTTTTTCTCTGTAGAGTTACTGCTTACCAAAGTACTTGCACTCATCCTGGTATCAATAGAGGTTATGAGTATCAATGAGAATTACAAAGCAGTGAAAGGCCTTGACTTATGGCAGGCAATGAAAAACTTATTTTCAAGAGCTAAGGATATTAAAAAAGAGGTGGATGAAATTAGACACAAGCAAGATATTACAGGAACGCCTATCTAATGCTCAGTACTTCCATGAGGAGTCTGAGAAAAAACAAATCTATCTACACCATACTGCAGGCAATGGTAATGCCGTAGCTGTATCACGTTGGTGGAACAGCAATGCAGATAGGATTGCTACTGCATTTGTAATAGGTGAAAGAGGTACAATAGTACAGTGCTTCAGCTCTAAGCATTGGGCTTATCACCTGGGCATAGATAGTCAGGACTTCTCAGCTCATGGACTCAAGTATCAAAACTTAAATAAACTTTCAGTAGGTATTGAGGTTTGTAATTGGGGACCATTGAAGCTCAAGGATGGTAAGTACTACAACTATGTTAAGGGAGTAGTGGACCCGTCAATGGTAACCACATTAGATACACCATACAAGGGTAATATCCATTGGTACAAATATACGGATGAACAGATTGAAAGCACTCGGCAGTTGGTGGAGTACCTGTGTGATACATACGACATTCCTAAGACTTACCGGTCAGAGATATTTGCCATTGACAAAGAGGCATTCAAAGGTACTGCAGGGATCTACACGCACAACAGTGTGAGAAAAGACAAGGCAGATATTTACCCATGCCCCCGAATGATTAAGATGTTACAAAGCCTATGAGATATTTACTACCTATATTGATACTCATTGTATCATGCTCAGCTCCTAAGAGAGCTCAATGGCACTATAAGAAAGCATTAAAAAACGGACTTAAGGTAGTACAGGACAGTGATACCATCCGGATAACAACTGTTGACAGCATCCCGGTGATATTCAATGATACTATTGTATACGAGAAATTCTACACCACTAAGGATACGGTGATACAATTCAATAATGTGTACGTACCTAAGACTAGATGGCAAACAAGGATTGAGTATAGATATAAAACCAAAGTTGAAAGGATACGAGGTAAGACTATCTACAAAACTGCTCAAGCTAAAGAGGTAGTAAAGTACAAAATACTATGGTGGCCTATGATTGTTGCGTTTATTCTAGGGATACTCCTAAGATTTCTAATACAAAAGGGGCTGCTAGATAGGATTGCCCTGCTATTTAAGCTATGAGAAAAAGACTTTTTTACGACATTGAGACCTCTTTCAATGTCGGTGTGTTCTGGAGGACAGGATACAACCTAAGTATCCAACCTCAGGATATCATTCATGAACGTGCAATCATCTGCATCTGCTATAAATGGGAGGGTGAGGATGAAATTCACAGCCTAACATGGTCCAAAAGTCAGAGTGATAAGCAAATGATTGAGAAATTTGTCAAGGTTCTAGCTCAAGCAGATGAAATTGTAGCTCACAATGGGGATAGATTTGACCTCAAATGGATACGCACAAGGGCTTTATTCCATGGCATTCAGTTTATGCCATCACCTAAGACCATAGACACTCTTAAATGGGCTAAAAAGTACTTTAATTTTAATAGCAACAAGCTTGACTACATAGCTAAGCTACTCAAGGTAGGTGCTAAGATGGAGACAGGAGGGCTTGACCTATGGAAAGATATAGTATTTCGCAAAGATCAGGAGGCACTTGATAAGATGGTGACCTATTGTAAGATGGATGTGGAGGTATTGGAGGCAGTATTTGAGAAACTCAATAGCTATGCCATTGTTAACCATAACTATGCCATCCAATACGGAGGTGAAAAATATGAATGTCCTGAATGTGCAGGAATAAACATAAAATACAATAAGAAAGTAGTCACAGCTGCAGGTACTGTACACCATTGGATACTATGTAAAGACTGTAAAAAACACTACAAAATAAATCATCTAGTATTTACCAAGTATCAAGAGTACCTATATACTCGTAAGAAAAATATATCTTAAGCTTATAGCCTTATTTTTGCGGTGATTATTCAGCTTATAGGCTTGTTTCTTATTTAGACTCATTCTAAATTTGTGGAAAATTATGTAAAATGTTTTGCATATATGAAACTTTATATATCTTTGTAAGGTATTAACACTTAAAAATGATATATGAAACAGTTTGAAAGAGCCCTTGACTTTATCAAGACACATGAAAACAACGCAGAGGTACTTGCTTTATTCCTAGAGCAGCTGCTTGTTGAAGCTACTGAGGAAATGACTCAGACAGCACTAGATAACACCGAAGATTTTTTAACCATTCTAAACGCTAACCGATGAAAAAAGAACTATTTAATGTAGTAGCAAGCTTTGCTGTGGTCGTGGGTACCATGGTAGCAATGTATCACACTTTAATCTTTATGATATGCAAGTAACAATAGGAATTGAAGTAGCTTATTTTGACTTTGATGATGTGCATGGTAAATGTGAGTTTGAAATAACTAACATAACAGATGAAAGCTATGAGGTTGAGATTAGCAACGTGTTAGCTACTCAGGTGATTGGTGAGGTGGAGCTTGATTACATCCTAACTGATACAGAACTTGACCAACTCAAAGAGGAGATTATTTGGTGCATCCAGGATACTGACATTATTAGAGACATGCAGGACCCTATGAATTATTTTGATGAGGATGAGTGGAGGTATGATGCATAGAGATATATCCGAGATGGCGAGATGGTGGACCAAGCAGTCATTTGCAGGAGATAAAGGGGGCTCCTTTAATACCTCCCTATATTTAGAATACTTAAAATGCAAAAACACATGTACAGATTACTATACTTCTATGAAAGACGGCTCGCAGAGAGCTATGAATTCCCTACCAAAGCACTCTGCCATTGGAAACTCCAACAGTTCAGGGCAGCAGGAACTCATATTTACGGACACTTTGTAATTGAGAAAGTATGCGACAAGATAAGATACTAAAAATACTATACCCATACATCCCTGCTAAGATATTAGGTGAGTATCTAGGATTGACTGCATCCCAAGTGTACAATAGAACGTACAACAGAGGGATAAAGAAAGACCCTAAGACAAAGAAAGCAATTAACCGGGCCCTAATGTTAAACGCAGGTAAGCATACCAGGTTTTATAAAGGTCATGTGCCATTCAACAAAGGCATGAAATGTCCTAACCTATTGCTAACCAACGCAGCTGCTACCATGTTTAAGAAAGGCAATAAGCCATTCAATACTAGGGAGGCCAATGCAACTAGCATCCGTAAAGATACAGCAGGTAGATTTTATCACTACACAAAATTAGCAGATAGCAAATGGGCCTTAACACACAGATTGACATGGGAGCAAGCTAATGGCCCCATCCCTCCTAAGCACATAGTGAGGTTCATTGATGGTAACACCATGAACTTAGAACTGAGCAACCTGGAGTGCATCCCAATGATACAAAACATGACTAGGAATACCATCCAACGGTTCCCAATGGAGCTGCAGCAGGTCATGAAATTAAAAAGTAAACTTAATAAACAAATAAACAATGGCAAGAAACGGAATGAACGATCTTAGAGATCACCTCTTTGCAGCTCTAGAGAGATTAAATGATGATGAGCTAACACCTGAACAACTATCTACGGAAGTAGAAAAGGCTCAGGCAATTTCTAACCTATCTAACTCAGTGATAAACAGTGCCAAGGCTGAGGTTGACTTCATGAAAGCTACCGGCATGATAGCTACTACAAGCAACCTGTTCAAGGGAGTTAATGACCCTAAAAGATTAGACTAATGAAATACGTGAAATACTACAGAATGTGGCTTGAGGATGAAGTAGAGCCAGAGGGTGGCACATGGTGCTACATGGGAATGGATGAGAAAGGATATTTAAGACAGCTCAACTTTGCTTATCAAGAGAATGAGGAACCTGAAACCCTAGAGCAGTATCTGCAATGGGGTTATAAAATTCAAGAGATATGAGTGAGGAATTATTTGAACTAAGCAAAGTAATTAACCAGGATATAGTGGATATCATTAGGGCATATCAGCTAGATACTCCTAGCAGAAAGCAAGAAATAGTTAGCAAGAGGTACTACCTGTACAACTATATGCATGAGAACCGGCACATGACCACTACAATGATTGGTCAGTATTTTAACCGCGATCATAGTACGGTGGTGCATGGAATACAGGAGCATAAGTATTGGTACAATAGAAAAGACCAAAACTACCTCAAGATGATATACCCCATTCCAGAACTCATCAGGCCAAAACGAGCAGACATTAATATCTTTGATGTCGATGTTATGCCGATAGATGACGAAGAAACTAGGGTCACAATCACAGGTAATTTCCCTACTAAATTGTTAAAAAGTTTTCAAGAGAGAATGACTAAGAACGAACTTAGTACTACATTTGAGCTATCATAATTTTTTAAGGGTTAATACTAGAGAGGGGGTCAAGGCTCCCTCTTTTTTATGACGATTGGACGATAGGACAGTTCTCTTATATAGGGTCTCTATAAAATACACCACTAAAAAAGTTTGTACTTTGGAAAATTTATCGTCTTATCGTCCATAAATCGCTGTAAGTCAATACAGCATTAGCTTATAGAGTGGACGATGATTTTATTTTATCGTCTTTAATTGGAATTTATTGTCTTTAATTTATATTTGTAACCATGTATAACCCAAAAATATCAGTTTTCAGGAGCTTGTTTAACTCCAAAGAAACACCTTTCACACTTGAGGCAATAGAAGTGTACAACAGAATTAAGCAAGGTAACCCCGAGCTGATTAGTAAGATTAAAAAACTGCGTGCTGGAGACAGTGAAAGCAAGATGCAACTCATGGCCATCATGTTTAATGGGACATTTTCTGAACGCAAGGATGATGGACTCATCCAACACTCAGGATTGTGTGTCCTAGACTTTGATAAGTATCCGGATGCTAAGACCTTGAAAGCAGAACGGAACAGGCTCAAGGAATGCCCCTATGTTTACATGATGTTCACTTCACCATCAGGAAATGGACTCAAGGTAGTTATCCGTACACCTGAAAGTAACAAGTTTGAACACAAACGGAGGTTTGAGGCATACAAGGAATACATCAATAGTGATTATTTTGACGTAGCTAACAGCAATGTGAGCAGGGTATGCTTTGAAAGCTATGACCCTGATGCCTACCTCAATGAGTTCTGTGATGTGTTTCAAGGTATCACCGAGGATAAGGGCTACCACAAGGCAGAAAAGATAGCAGTACTCCCCATTGCTAATGAGGATAGAATAATAGAGCTCATCATGAAGTTTAATCATGGTAAATTTGGACAAGGCAGTAGGAATAATTGGATATTCAAGGTAGCCTGCTGTATGTGTGAGTATGGGGTAGATCAGTATGCTGCTAAGAATTACCTCCTGCAATATGCACAGGAGGACTTTACAGCAGGTGAAATCAATAACACTGTGGCCAATGCCTACAAAAGTAGCAACTTCAACACCAGGTACTTTGAGGATGCAAACACCGTTAACAAGGTCAAGCTAAAATTAAAAGAGGGGCTCAAGGATGAGGACATCCAAAAACAGCTAGGTGTTAGCAGTGACATCATTGAGTCAGTAAAAGAGGAGGTGCAGAACTCAGATGATGTGTTTTGGCAGGCAGATGGTAAGAAAATTACTATCGTACCACATGACTATGCTAAATTTCTGCAAAAACATGGCTTTGCTAAGTACTATCCGGAACGGAGTAACAAGCCTACCTATGTGTATATTGAAGAGAATAAGGTATCTGAGAGCTCAGTGGAGCTAATCAAGGACTTTGTACTCAAGTACTGCCTAGCTAAGGGTGAACTTGACGTGTACAATCACTGTGCTAAGTCAGCAAATTTGTTTACTGAAAGTCACCTGAACATGCTAGAGTCCATTGACATGCGTATCCTGCAGGATAGCCGGTATGTTAGTTACATCCCATTTCTTAACGGAGTGGCAAAGGTATCAAAGGACAAAGTGGAGCTCATGAGCTACATTGATATTGATGGGTACATTTGGAGGGAGCAAATCATTAAAAGAAATTATACCCAAATCGCGATACATGATAATAATTTTCAAGATTTTGTACATAAAGTTTCAGCCCAGGATGAGCAACGTATCAAAGCAATGGAGTCAACCCTTGGCTACCTCATCCACACATTCAAAGATAAGACTGACCAAAAGGCAATAATCTTTAATGACCAGGAGATTGATGATAACCCCAATGGAGGTAGTGGTAAGAGCTTGATGTTGACAGCCATCGGCAATATCCGTAAAATAATCAAGATAGATGGTAAGGCCTACAACCCAAGCAAGAATGATTTTGTCTACCAACGGGTAAACATAGATACTCAGGTGTTAGCATTTGATGATGTGAAAAAACACTTTGACTTTGAGCAGTTATTCTCCCTGATCACTGAGGGCATACCGGTCAACAGAAAGAATAAGGATGAGATCTATATCCCCTTTGAACGTTCACCAAAGATAGTTATCACTACCAACTATGTTATCAGTGGTGCAGGTACCTCACATGACCGTAGGAGGCATGAGATAGAGTTCTTTCAGTACTTCAACTCACAGCGTAATCCACAGGATGAGTATGGTAAGCTATTATTTGATGAGTGGAGTACAGATGAATGGGCTCACTTTGATAACTACATGCTATCTAACCTGCAGATGTACCTCCAAAATGGATTGGTGAGAAGTGTATCCATTAATGCCAATGCTAAGCGTTTCATCCAAAACACCTGCAAAGAGTTCTATGACTATGTCATGGATGGGAATATCTCATTGGATGTACGACACTACAATAAAAGCAGCATTGAGTCATTTCAAGCTGATACCAATGGCTTCAAAGATATTGACAGCAGGAAGTACCTAAAATGGGTGCAAGCCTATGCAACTTATAAAGGATATAAATTCACTAAAAACAAAGACCAACATGGCAGATATTTTGAAATTACTCTTGTTAGTTAGT